AAACTGACTTCTTCCCGTCCATTTTAACATTATCAGAAAAAAGAATTTCAAATAAATTCTCATCACTTAATTCTCGTTCTCTATAAATTGCATTAGTAAAAGCACGTTGTTCATGATTATAATAAGTATGTCTTTCTCTATCAATTATTTTTTGTAAAAATTTACCTTCAGTATCACTAAATAAAGTCTTCTTTGATTCAATAGAAGCTACATCCATACCAAATTCCTTTTTGACGAATTTAAATATATTTACCCACTCTTCTTCTGTTAAATCACAAACACCACAGTTATCATCAGATTGATAAACAACAAAAGAGTATACTACACCAGACACTTCATCAATTAACCAGTTAACAATACTTCCTATAAATTGAGTAACACCTATACCAGAAGGCAAAGCTGCAATACGAAACAATAAGCTAGGACCTACAATCATATAACAATTGATAATAAGATCTAATTCAAAAGCTATTAAATTACAAAAAGTATTTCCTATGCTCTTAAAGAAATCACGAAGTATTTGAAAAATTTTTAAAGGAATGCTGGTATCAAACCCAGTATAATCTCTGGCTATAAAAGTTCCTTTATTCTTAAGCATCTCATCTACTATATTTGAAAAATTTCCAAATTTACGAGGCATATTAAAAGGTAGTTCTTTAGCTTTAATATCCAATAAACATGAAATCACTGAAGATAAAATCTTCTCTTTTCTAGGAGCCATACATATTACTCTTTGACTTTCATCTCTTTCAGTTCTATAACCTAGTTCAAAAGGAAGCTTTCTCCAATCTATAGTTTCTCCTTTAACATATTTATCATATAACATAGCAGAATCTTCATATAAACCAAACATATATTCCTTAGTTTGATGAATATTATCAGGATATCCAGAGTTAGAATTAGTTTTAATATGAGATAACCATTTACCACTTTTAAAAAATTCTCTTAAATCAAATTCAAAAGTAGGATCAACACACCATGGACGAAGTTTTTGATCTAATACATTAATTATAAGTTTAATAATATCAGGATTGATTTCTTTAGTTGCATTGTGACCATAAGAATTCAACTTCTCAAAAAATTTAGCAGCTATAAAATTAGAACGATTCGAAATTTTCTTTGGATTAGCATAAATAGAC